CTAGTGGTAGTGCTAGTCGTTGTGCTAGTCGTTGTGCTAGTCGTTGTGCTAGTCGTGGTGCTAGTCGTGGTGCTAGTCGTGGTGCTAGTCGTGGTGCTAGTCGTGGTGCTAGTCGTGGTGCTAGTCGTGGTGCTAGTCGTGGTAGGTGGAGCGGTAGTTAATCTAACATCCCTTTCCCCACCATTGCCATTCTCGTCACAATTAATATTCTTGATATTATAGAGATAAAATGAGTTTGGTAATTTATCACAACAAGATGCATTTGAATTATCACATAAGCTTTCAATCTCAATTTGTAATGTTTTATTTTTAAGATCCACCGTGCTTATAATATTATCAAACACTAAAGCTAAATTATTAGATACAAACGGGCTGCGGGTAAATTTAATGGAATCCCCCAACGCTCCTATTACTTTATTTACTAATATATGTTTTGTTTCTTTGACCCTAATAATAAAATGTATAATATTGTTGATAGTTGGACTAGTTGCATAATTTGGTCCTAAATATAAGATTATATTTTTAGCATATATAGATTCATTAGATAATATTCTAGGAGATACTGTTATAAATAATTTTTCACTACTAATAAAAATATCAGCATTATGAAGCAGTGTGTTATCGTAGGATTTGTTATCTGTATTTACGCGAACACGCAGGCCACTATTAGGTGAATATCTATCACCTCTTGGTAAGTAAAGCTCGCCGCAGTTACATGGATTTTGTGTCATATATTTAAAAGTTTTGACAGCAACAAGGAATACCAAAGAATGTTCGCTGAGTACCAGCACAGCTACAAAAAATTGTTGGACACCCTCTACATTTTACTGGATCTGAAATATAAATATTCCCGGCTGGAAAACCAAGTTTTGCACATTCAGAATCGCACGTTGGATTATCAGATAACCTACATGGGTCAGCGGTTGTAGTTGTTGGTCTAGGGGTGGTGGTCGTTGGTCTAGGGGTGGTGGTCGTTGGCCTAGCAGTAGTGGTCGTTGGCCTAGCAGTAGTGGTCGTTGGCCTAGCAGTAGTGGTCGTTGGCCTAGCAGTAGTGGTCGTTGGCCCAGTGGTAGTTGTAGTTGTAGTGGTGGTTGTGGGCCTTGTCGTAGTAGTTGTAGTCGTGGTGGTTGTAGTTGTTGTAGTTGTTGTGGGTCTTGGTGTAGTAGTTGTAGTCGTTGTAGTAGTAGTAGTAGTAGTAGTAGTAGTAGTAGTAGTAGTAGTGGTGGTGGTTGTTGGTGTTGGAGTGGTTGTTGTAGTCGTAGTAGTTGCACAGTCTATAATAACACCGACTGCTCGTGTGTTTTGCGTTGTTCCATTCCAAGTATCTTGACCGATAAACCACCATGTACCGTTAGGAATATTAGTATAAACTATAGCTGGCATTGCTTGCGGCGAAGGTATGAACATAACCGGCCCCGTAACAGCCCCTTGACGAGTTGGGTGTAGAAAAGTACTAAAATAATATGGCGGATTTCCACCCCTTATATTGAATATTTCTAAAAAGTTTCCATCTTGAGGGTTTCTAATTCCTGCACAGAATGCGTTGAAATCAAAATCGAATGGAGCTTGCGTAGTTGTTGTTGTTGTAGTTGTTGGTCTAGGAGTGGTTGTTGTGCTAGTTGTGGTTGTGGTTGTGGTAGTAGTGGTTGTCGTGGTTGTAGTTGTGGTGGTTGTTGTAGTGGTAGTAGTGGTGGTATTTGATTCAATAACACATACGTTATCAATGGCTGGCCCCGCGCAACTACTAGCTGTTGTGCTAATAAAATTAATTTTAGTAGTTGTAGATGTAGCTATAAAAACTGTAGACTGGTTAACCCAATTCATGGTTTCATAAGTGATATTTGGGAATGGTATAGCTGATGAATCAAACGCTAAGGGAAAAGATGCTAATAGTTGATTAGATGAACTTTTAATGTCAAATCTACCAGTTTTTGGGCCTCTGTCTACCGCACAGTTTGCTGATAATTTAAAAGATACATTATAGTAACTTCCAATTTTTGTATTTATAGTTTGTGAGATATAACCAGCACCACACGTATTTAGATCAACCCAGCGGTTTAATGGTTGCACTGGTGTAATCTTTGATTCATATGATAAACTATGAACATCGTAGCTACCGATCCAACCAGTAGCGCTTCCACCACCAAATTCACTTCCCGGTGCGCCATCTTCAAAATCGCCATTAAGTATTAAATTATTAATACATACCGTAGGTCTGACTGTTGTGGTAGTAGTGGTAATGGTTGGTGGAGGCGTAGTTGTGGTAGTTGGTACGGGAGTAGTTGTGGTAGTGGTTGTGGTTGGCTTGGGGGTTGTGGTTGTAGTACTAGTAGTTGTGGTTGTGGTAGTTGTGGTAGTTGTGCTAGTGGTAGTTGTACTAGTGGTCGTTGTTGTTGTCGTGGTAGTAGTTGTTGTTGTGGTAGTTGTGGTTGTCGTTGTGGTGGTAGTTGTGGTTGTTGTAGTGGTTGTTGTTGGCTGTGGCGCACACCTACCATCTCCAACAGTATTTGCGTATACAAAATTTGGTCTAATATCACTTTGTGTAGAATATGCCCAATATCCAGAATTTTTTCCACCCCCCTTATAATATGCAGCTTTATACCACTCATCATAACTTGGTATATAGTATTTTGCATTAATATTTTTTCCTATAAATCCTTCTGCTTTTCGCTGTGTTCTAAAATTATACGCCCCATTATTAAAACTATTACCATTTAGAGGACCAGTAATTTTACCATTATGTAACCAGTTACAATATATAGCACATTTAGCCCAATTTAAATAAACTACTGGTTTATTTCCCATGTTTGGTTTTACTGAGTAAGAGGTTTTTCCACTTGCATCAATATTTTTTATAATACCACCTCTAGGATCTATATTCATTTCTGGGTCATATAGATAGTAGTAATCAACGATTGCTACATTAGTGACGGTATTGGCGCTATTTAAAAATTCAACATACTCATCGTTTGTAAGCTCGTATTTTCCAATAAAATATTCGTGACGTACTCGACCAGTATCTGGATCATTTTGGGTGCGATCACCAGTATTCTCTTGATCTCCAACAAAACAAAAATTTGGTAAATTTAGTGGATTTGTTAAGCTTGCGACCCTAAAACCTTGGATTTTACTATAATTAGAAGTTGGTCCAGACAAATCTGGATCATTTGCACCAAGAAGTAAATGTCTAATATTACTGCCAACACTACTATAATAACTTCCTAGTATGTGAAATCTATAACTAATAGTACCGGGGAAAAATAGCCAATCAGTAATTTCACCGGCATTACCATCCATATCATACGCGCCATATGCGCTTGGGCCACCATTGGTTCCAACTGTTGTAAAATTACCATCTTGACCATTCCAGTCTGCACCATTTTCAATATTAGCAGTATTTATACATGGAGCTTGCGTGGTAGTAGTGGTGGTCGTGGTAGTAGTTGTAGTACTTGTGGTAGTTGTAGTAGTGGTGGTTGTGGTGGGTTTGGCTGTTGTGGAAGTAGTTGTTGTTGTAGTTTCGGTACTAATACAAGAAATAAAATTTCCAACATTAGTATTTATAGCTATTCCAGTTTTAGTTGTTATTACTTTTTTTACATCAACACAGTAATTACCAACATCAGTCTTATTATAATAGTTGTCAACCCCAAGATATAACCATCCACTTTCTTTAGCAACTCCTTTATAATAAGATCCAAATTTTATTACTTGTGGTTGTTGATCAATATCGTTCCAAGTATACGAATCGTCATATACAAAAAGTGGAAATTTTTTACCACCCAAAATAAATCCAACTAAAGGATATCTGCCGTTTGGATTGCTACTATCGCAATAGAATATAGGATTTACGCACTCTTCACCACCAGTACAACCTCTTGATGTTATTGTAAATTCCTCACCGGCTTGAAGCTTATAAGCAATTTCAAATTGTCTTCTATTTGGACCTCTTGCATAAATAGCAAATTCTCCAGCACCACAAGGTGTTGATATTGTGGGATCACATTTTAAATTTGGAGAAACAGTCGTGGTTGAGGTGGGGAAAGGAGTAGTAGAAGTGGTACTTGTAGTGGTGGCAATGTATTCTTCAGTAATGCACACATCATCAACCGCTGGTCCATAAAATGTGCTAGTTAAACTTTCAAATTTAATACCCATTATATTACTATTAGCAACAAATGTAAATGTTTTGGTTTGCCAACCCATTCCTTCGTAAGTTCCATAACTTGTCAATGATGCGTTAAAAATATAAGTTTCTGTATATACTACGGGTGGGAATGTTCCGCTATTACCTCCTTGAAGTATCGAAACTTTAGCGGTTTTAATGCCAAGGCTACCGGCATTATTAGCGGCGTATTTAAAACTAACAGTATAAGTTTTACCTAAAACTGTTGGAAAATCTTGGCTTATAAAGCCGGGTGTTCCAGCATTTAAATCAACCCATCTATTCAATGGTTCTATTTTATTTGGGTCATATGAAAGTGAATGAATATCAACACTATTCTGAGTCCAGCCAGAAATATCTCCACCCCCATTAAAACTTCCCGGTTTTCCTGCTTCAAAATCTCCGTTAGCCAAAAGATTTCCAGCACATACGGTGGGTGCGGGTGGTATTGGAGTGGTTGTACTTGTAGTTGTACTAGAGGTTGTGCTAGTTGTAGTAGTAGTGGTAGTACTATCAATTATTTGATCATAAAAAAACAAGAAAAGTGGACCACTTTCATTTACTACTTGTGAATAATATGATCCAACTTTAAATATTGGGCCAGACCCAATTTGTCCCAAAAGAGCCATGTATGTAAAACCAGTGCGTGGATCAATGCCAGCAGCAGTTATTCCGTCAGGACCATAAAAACCGGGATAAGATGACCAATTAGTATTTATAGCACCCGTAGATATTATAGTAAGTTTTTCACCAGCATTTATGTATTTATTGGAATTTAATTTGTAATTGAAGTTATTGTAAAACTGTACTATAACACAGTTTGAAGGAAGGCAATTTTCTCTATCAATACTTAGAGTTACGATTTTTGGTGGAACTGTATTAGTTAAATTTTCTAAACTAACTTGAACAGTATATATTCTCGGCTCTAGACCTAGATCATCTCTAAAGTATATTTCTTTGCCCTTTATAACAAAGTATATAGCGTCAGGCCCGCGCAATCTTATAATAAAATCGCCGCAACCGTCATCTGATACATATATGTCTGCAACTTTTATCATAGAGCGCATTTACACTTTATTGGGTCTATAAAACCGGTTATAAAAAAATAATTTTCTGAAAAACAAGCGAAAGGGTCACAAGCGTCTACGGATCCGTACCCTTTAACACGGTTACAGTTTGCATCAAATCTATATGGATTTCCTTCTCCACAATTTGGACCACAAGCTTCTGCACAACTAGCATAAAAAACTGGTTCACACCTACAATTATTTCTAAAGTCACCATCATTATTATTACAACAAGGATCATCAGAACCACCGTTGGCAGCTTCTGGTAGATTAGCTTCTCTTTCTGCAATTACCGCTGCTAAATCCAAAACTCCACTATCTCTCATATCTTTTATTCGTTGAGCTTGTTGAGCCAAAGAATTAAGCACACTGTCGTAGTTTCCACTTTCTAAAGAACTATTAGCTAGTATATTGGCTGTACTTATTGTTAGAATTCGAAATTTATTTCCTTTATAAAATCCTTGCCCCGGCCCAACCTCTCCTGTAAATCCATTAACACCAATAGATATTCCATTGATATATTTTATTAATTCCCATTGTAGACCTCCATAAGATTGGAGTGTTGCTAAATTGTCTCTAATGGGAGTCATTGGATATTCACACATATTTTCTCTAGGCACACAATATCCGCATTGAGCTAGAGTAAGTCCAAAACAATTTTTCTTAACTGAAACTCCTATGGGGTTTCCAATAGATATCAATTCTGTAGAAATGGTTGATCCTGGCCATTTACAAACTTGCACCCTTTTTGAAATAATGGCGTGAACACTTCCATCTTGATGAACTTCGACCCATTCAATAGCATAATGATCGAATTTACTAGATGGATCGTAAGAATGTGTTGGAAAAGCCAAAGGAGGAGAGACTAGTATATTGTCGTCTAAAAATACAGCACCTGTATAATATGCGCCATTAAATGTGCCATATCCATCCCAAAAAATGTGAATATCATCGCCGGGGTGTGGTGGGTTTGGTGGCTTTGGGGTTGTTGTCCTAGTAGTAGTAGTACTAGTAGTAGTAGTGGTAGAGGTTGTTGTGGTTGTTGTGGTTGTTGTGGTTGTTGTGGTGGTAGTTGTTGTGCTAGTAGTGGTTGTAGTTGTTAGTTGTACAGTCGTTGTAGTCGTTGTTGTGGTTGCGTTAGGATCAACCGTTGTGGTGGTAGTTGTTGCGCTAGGATCAACTGTGGTTGTTGTTGTAGTAGTGGTAGTAAAAAGCGTGTCTACACATTTTATTCCGCTAACTGGAATAAAGATAGAATCAAAATCTTCATCTACACCATACGGATTGGCCGTAGTAGTTGTAGAAGTAGTTGTGGTTGTATAAAGAAGCCACGGCTTATTAACCACCGGTTTGCATAGTGGATTTGGTTTTCCCATTTTATAAATCCTTTTCCACTAAGACCTTGGACAACAATCACAAGTAGTAGCACTAACCCAAACTGGTCTAAATTGACCATTTACACGAACAGCAACAACATAAGCTCCAGAATGTATAAATGATGAAGTGTCTCTATTAGAAAGATAAACGGTGTCAATATTGTTCCAATTTTTATCTTTTACTATGAATATACCGGATGTTGGAGATGTAATATTGTCTGGGGCACGAATTTCATTTGGAACATAGCCCTCTATTGTCGAATTTTCTAAATAAGTTATTCTACCACTATCGATAATCAATCCAGACTCGATAACATCAATTCTATTTAAGAAAGATGCGGAATCTAACGACGTTCCATCGCTAAATCTAATAGCTCCACGAAGTTTAATATCACCATCAAATTGAGCGAATGGCCTTGCAATACTTGGAGTTTTATAAGTAAAGTTGTTGGTCATAGGATTGGCATTATGACTCAATGTTAGTAAATTGGCTGAGTTTTGTCCAGTGAATTTAAAAGTCAAAACATTATCTGGATAAGCACTACCGCCACGATCAACAACTTCTATAGTGTTATTTTTAAATGATATAGCTTCTGAATTATCTATATTATTGATAGTAAATTTACCGCCGCTAGGCATTTCTAAATATTTGTCAGAATTTGTTGGTCCAGATTTACCTTGAAGTAAAATATTTCCACTACTTGCACCAAGAACAAAGTTATAATTACCAGTTAAACCGTTGGCTACTTGATCGTTACCAATAAAAATATTATTACTAGTTGATGTTAGTCGTGGTGCAACGTTGTAACCAATAACTATATTCTTAGATCCAGTTGTTAATCCACTTGCTGCGACAGAACCAAGTATAGTATTTTGATCTCCAGTTGTTATGCCATATAATGATTTATATCCTATAGCTGTATTGTTATTTATAAATACTAAATTTTCTCTACCGCTTGGACATAGGTATCCACCAAAAGTATTACCATTAACATCTGTATATAAGCCCCTAGCGTCATAAACATCATACTTATTAACTACTAAGTCGTGTATATTACCACTACTATCAAGTAAATAGGTTGATTGAGATTGATAGGTTCTTATTTTGGGTTTAATGAATAGTTTGCCATAATCAACCGTTGATGATGGTGTCCCAGAAGTAGCATGTAAACTTAAAACAGCGTCTGTGTACACTCTGTCACCAAACGTGATCATGCTATTAGATATTCCACTTCCAGTAAATATACCTATAGAATTATTTTCGTAGGTTCTTATAAATGGAACTTTGCCAGAATCTTTATACATACTTAGATCAGCAAATCCGCTAGCACTATGGTATTCAAGTTCACACCCATCATTCAAGCAATTACTAACTCCAAGTAATTGTAAAGAAGAAACTACATTACCAACATTTTCAGCAGTGACTCTAATAATAGCATCACTAATAGATCTAATGTTAAATGTTGTTTTAGGCAATGTATCTTCGGCGGTAGGGGATAGATTATTTAATCCTAGCATTCCATTATCATTGTCTTTCATTAGTATTAATGAATTTTTCATATAGGATGTGTTGCTATATGAACCAATGACTAATCTATCTGTTAATGATCCTATTATTGTTAAATTTGAATCATCAATATATTTGATTTCAAATCCATTTAATTTATCTTTGTTGTTATTATTAGTATCTTTGATTCGTTTTTTAGTGCCAGTTAAAAATCTTTGACCAACAGTAACGCCAGATTCTATGGCGGCGACGTTGATAAAATAATTGGAGGAAGAATCTCCAGAATTAGCTAAGAAATTTACATTTCCTATGCCAGCTAATTGACCATTTGACTTGGCGGGGTTTGGTGATAGAATATCTGTTCGTGAAAAATAGATATGCTCATCATTATTTAAATTAATACCATAGCAACTAGAGGGGGTTACGATGTTAAAGTCATTATATCCTATAATGCGATCTGTTTTTATATGAGTTCCAGAGTCTAAATGTAAACTAATATTACTATTCCAAGAAGACTGAGCGTATGGACTACTTGATTGCTGACATGCTTCTTGGGGATTTGGTGGCGAATATGTAAATTTGTAATCTCTTTGATAATTTACACCAGTAGATTTAATAATAATTCCAGCACCAAGTAGCTGTGAATCATTTAAGTATCCACAAGGATGACCAGCTTGATTTTCTGGAGTAAAGTAATCTAGCAGCCCAAAAGGACCACCACCATCAATACCATCGATATCGCCGCTAGATGCTAAGTATAAAGTTTTGTTAGCATATTCGCAACTTCTTATGGCAATATACTCATTGATTCTAGCTATACCGCTAACATATAAATTTTCAAAATGTCCTTCTAGCCAAGTAGATGATGGGCCACCAAGGCTAAAAGTTTTGTCATACTTAGGATATAAATTTCCACTTAAAGATACGCCACTGCTTAGTGCGTCTAACGAAAAATTACTTCCTATTTTTATTCCGCTAGATAAGTTGGCATACCTAAACCTATAAGATGAAAGACCGAGATCGTATAGATTATCTGAGGATGGTGTTGTATGACCAGCGATTTGTAATGTGCCAAATGGATTAATATCGTTGGTTGCTATAGCTAATCTTAAATTGGCAAGATCACCACGGATTAGTGGTTTTAATCCAGAGCCTAGTGGATTAGCACAAATATAATCATCATCAACTGGATGTGATGCTATAAATAATTGGTTATTAGTATTTCTTGTTACATAGTAACCAGCGCCGTGACCAATTGCGATATTAAAATTACCAATTTTATTGTTATTTAATGAGAAATCGCCTAAACCAACATTAGCAAAGCCTGTCGTATTTCCAGCTAGAGAATGGAAACCGAGAGCTACATTATCTTCACCAAAAAGATTACAACTAAGTGCGAACGAACCTATAGCTGTATTTTTTGAGCCTTGATAATTGGCTTTTAGGGCGCTATATCCAAACGCACTATTATCAACAGTACTATAGCCATCTAAATTTAATTTTTCAAGCGTTAAGCTGCCAGCTTTTGTTGTTCTAGTTTCTGGCGTAGAAAAATTTAGCGCAGAAAGATTGCTAGCGCCTGTTAATAAATGTACTGAGTCTATTATATCTAATAAATTATGGCGTATGCTATATGGAGAAATTTGGCCAGTAGAATTATCAGATAGTTCATTTAGTACATTCTCAACAAGATTATTCTTGTTTAAGATCATTTTGAACTTTCTTAGTTGAAGCTAATCTCTAGTGAATTACTGTCAAATTTGATATTATCGCCCGTATATACGTATCTTGGATTTTCTAGTTGAGCGTACATCAGTAAATTACCAGAACCGTGATTTGATGTATCAACGATTGCTACCCCAGAAACCCAACCCCAATCTGTGAAAGCTGTATTAAAAATAAGCTGCGTTGAATTTCTAATAAAACCGTTGCCTTCATAATAAGTATAACCGGGATCAATGGCTACACCGGTTTGCTGTAGGGTTACAGGGGCATACAAAGTAACATTAGGAAATTCTTTGAATCTGTAAGACTGTGAAGTACCAGCCCCGTCTGCACTATTAGCTGCTGCTCTGTTTAGATATAGTGGATAAAAATATCCAGATAATCCAACTGTTACGCCAGAGCTACTTGTGCCATAAACAGAATATGTAGTGAGATCATTTACACCAACATTATTCCACACTACATCGCCACTAGTGGCTGGATTAAATAGGGTTACTCTCTTATAATTTGTGCTTACAAAATTATTACCCCTAGCAACTCCAGAGGGAATTTCTGGGATTGTGAACCCAGTATCTGAATCAAGTGGTACACCGCTAGTTAAAGCGATAGCAATTTCAGTAGGTCTAACAAAAGCCGTGTTCCTAAATATGTGGCTTAAAAGACCTGACTCTAGATAATCCGATAATGCGGCCATATTTTTCTCCTAATTTAGAGTCCTATTATAGAATGTCTACTGTTATATACACGAAATAAGCCACCCCCAAGTAATTGAAGGTGGCTCTTTCGTTAGCTAAACCGTTGGTTTAAATGCTAGATTAGAATGAGCCAAGAATGACTCTACGATTATCTAGAACACCAAAACCAAGCTCTGCAAAGCCATAGTAACCGGCGCGCTGCTGACGATGAAGAGTAGGATCTTCAAACACCTGTAGCTGCTCCTTAACTGGCATTACAAAACTATCGGTCATTGACTGATCAAGACCAACAACTAGTTCAACGTCACTAGCCTGTACTGCACCACCGAGATCGGTTGTGAAGAAAGACTGATAGTTCTGACCTTCACCTAGTTCGTCTAGATCATGTAGACGCACACCAAACACGTTAGTCATAGGAGCGCCATCAACTGGAGCGTTATAGATCTCACGACGAGTTAGATCGTCAACTTGATCAAAACCCCAATTGCGGATATCTTCTAAAGCTTCTGGGCTTACGTAGATATCAGTTAGGCGACCACGACCCACTGATGCTGAGTTACCACCACTATTGCGGCGCATAACTGTTTGCATTAGTGAAACTAGTCTCTTCGAAAAGAGGCCAGCGGTAGCATCGGCATCATAAACAAGGATGTTACGATCAACGCCAGCAGCTAGAATTGTGTGCCAGCCGTCATCGTTCATCTTCTTTGTGAAACCAGCTTCCATCACCTGCATAGCGCGAGCAACAATATCCCATCGTGCTTCGCGGGCATAGCGAAGTAGATAGTCAACTGAAGAAGCGATACTATAGGTGGGGATCATCACATAGTCACCTTCGACTGAACGCTCTGGAATTCTACCGTGGCCGGGATTGGTATAAGCAACATGCTCACCTTCAAGGCCGGGAGAAACTAGGTCGAGGGGGAATTCTGTGGTTGAACCGGGTTCAACATTGATGGTTTCGAAAATATTACCAAGAATGTTGCCAACTAGAACACCCTTACGAAGGGGTAGTTCTAGAGCCTTTGCAAACTCACGTTGAGCAGAGGCAGCTACATTGATATCGGCATCACCAGACTTACGGAGAAGGCTGATGAACTCATCACTAGGTCTTTTATTAATGGGCATGTTTTATTCTCCTTATTAGTTTCTTTCTTTAGATTAAGGTAGGTTAACTTCTACTTTGGCATAACCGTCCTCATCCTTACTGGATAGGAAGCGACCAACCGCTAGTACACCAGAACTGCCGGGGCTATCGGGACGAATGTTACCGGCTGTAACGTGGCAAGCATAGGCAACGTCGCCAGCGACGGGAGTGCCTGTGAGACTATTAGTTACAACATAACCCTTGCGGAGTACTGTAACTTTGCCACCCTTCTGGACTTCATCCTTATGTTGATTAAGGTGAGTACGGGTTAGATCCTTATTTACTACGTCGTTAAGTAGGATACCTACTGGGCGACTTGCGGCTGTGACGGCAGCGTATGTAACAAGGTTAACACCTTGATCCATTGCAGCGCCAGAACCGGCAGTACCATGTACAACAACGCCACCGCGAGTAGCAGTACCGGCATTGTAGAAGAAACTAATATCTGTCTGAAGTTCGTATCTATCTGATTTTAGGGCCATAGTTTTTCTCCTATTTTAATTCACTTACGTAAAACGTTTTCAGTGAGCCACTCTGCTACACTAGCTCTTGTGACAGCTAACTCGTCTTTATCATTAGAAGCGTCAACGAGAGCGGCTTCTGTTGATGAAACATTATCAAAAAGTTCTTCTGTTGCTTCTTCGGCCACGGTGGCTTCTACCGAAACAACTTCAGCTTTTGGATTCGTACTTTCGTTTGGTTCATCCTTAGAAATATCTTCGGTGAACTTTGACTTAGGCTTTGCAGCTTTCTTCTTGAACATAGCTACAATAGCGTCAAAAGCTGTATCTTCTAAAGTATCATAAAGAGAAAGCGATTCTTCAGCTTCGGCTTCTTCAAAACCAGAAGCCATTAGCTTTTCTTTTCGCATACGATTCTTTTCTTTCTTCTTCATGTCATCCATTGCGGCGACAGTTTCTGAAAGATGAGTTTCTTTGAGTAGCAATTTTTCTTGAAGACTGAGTACTGCGGCTTCAAGAGTTTTTATTGCTTCATCTTTTTCAGCTAGTGCTAATTCAAAAGCTGAAATCTTAGCTGATAATTCTGCTTCAGCTTCGCTTTGAGTTACTGTAACTTGATCTACTGAAGGAGTTACTTCTTCAGCTAGCTGTTTCTCTTCGTTATTATCTTGCATTTGAAAATCTCCTTTGACATTAAAATCGTTCTGTTCATTAGTAGAGAATGCTTTACTAGAATCAAGAATTATACTTCTTGGGTTTGCTGGCTTAGATACTAAACCTTTGCCAGAAAAAGAAATATCTCTTAATGATCTACCAATTTTATAACCTTCGTATTCTCCAGTACCGCCATAAGCTCTTAAGTGTTTTGTTAAAAATGCTGAGTCTTCATTTCTGGCGATAACTTTGTTGTCACCATTTGGGTTTACAACCGCATAATCAAAACCAGAGAATAGACATTCCATTGAGACAAACCATTTGCCTTCTTCTATCTCTGATATTATCTTCTGCATTCTCTCTTTGTTTTCTGGATTAGACCAACTGTTGTATAAAACAGCTTCGGTTATTATATCAAACTGTTGTGGAACTTCTTTTGAGTCTGCTTCTAATTTGGAGCCATTACTATCAATAACATAACTACCAGTAATATGGCCGATTATGTCATTCTCGTTATGCATGAAATTGAACTGCTTGTCCTCTGGTGTATTTCTTGCTGCCCAAGTTTGTTCGGGAGCGAAAACATCATCATTCTTGTTCCAACCAGTTGAGACTAAAACCGACTTGATATAATGTAAATCTATTTGATTACGATTGCTTGAGGCTTGTAGTTTAGTAATTACGCTTGATAACGATGGTAATTCTTGCGTTAATGAAACTTGTGAGCAATATGCGATAGAGGTTTCTCCTCGCACAAGCTCTGAAACTCCATCCATAATTTCTGATTTATATATTTGCATTATATGATACGCCTTTCAGAATTAGTATACACTAAATTAAGTAAAAGCTTAAACTAGGGTGTTTTGTTCGATAAATAACCCAATTATGTTTCTACGATAATTGTCAATAGTCATATGATCGGTATCGACATTGTTAGAGTTTAGTAGCGCCATAAATTCTTTAGGGGTAGTCTTTTTCTCGCTTAAAACAGCGTAAACGCTTTCAGTAGTAACTGGTTGCATAAGGGGGAGATTGGTAAGAACATCCACTTTAAGTTGTTCTAAAGAACTAGCTTCTGACTTAGTAAGTTGACGTAAATTTTTCTTATTATGACAGTTTAGGAATGCATTATTAATTACACTAGAAATGTTATCCCATGATGCTTCTGTCCATACTAATAGTTCAGCCACTCCCGGTTTTGACTTAGGATTGGCTACCCGCTGTTTTCTGGGTTCTGAATCTTTGGTAAGGGGCGGTCTACCGTTTGGATTGGGGGGTGCAGCCTTATTAGCTGGACCTCCACCTCCTGTTGGTGGAGCTTTTGGCTGTAGTGGCTGTAATAATAAATCATTAGGAATACTACTCTTTAAACCAACATCTTTGGGCATGAGCTTTCCAGACTGAAAACCAATCTTTTCTAAAGCTTCTTTTTGCTGTGGATCATGATACGGTCCAGCCTTCTTTGGGGTAGCTCCATCGTTTCGCTCTGCAACTTCTCTTTGAATTCTAATCTTTTCAATTTGTGGAATTTCTTTGAATCTTTCAAGAAGTGTTTCTTGACTAATTAAATCTCTATCAGCTAACTGGATAAGAAGATTCTTTTCTGTAGCTTCATCAGAAAGACTCATGTTATCATATTGGATATAAGCTTTGTATCTAAAACCCATTGCTTGTCTAACAAGTTCTATTTCTTTTTCCCAGAACTTAGTTAACAAGTCTCTTCCATACTGAAGTCTTTCCACTAGTGTTTTTAGTGAGATAAAGTTGTTGGTAAACCCGCCACCATTAGTTGCCATGCCCGTTAATGTTGGGGGCACACCTAACCCAGCATAAATACTATTAAGTACCGCTGAGTATTTTTCTGAACCTAAGAATTTATAAACTTCACTATTGGATTCTCTAAAAGATAATTCTGGACCCCACACCAATTCCATAGTACCGCCGCCGACGTTGCTGGCCAAAATATCTCTTAGTTTATTGATAGCAGCTTTGTTTGGTAAAATCTTGTGTTCAAGACTACCAAGTGTCCACAAACGAATATTTGAAATAGCTCCGTCAAGAGCAGATAAGTCAGCTAGTCTCATTTTTTCTAACATGATAATATCATCTAGAATGGCATAGATCATGGGATTGGCCCACTGCAACCAATCATCTTTCTTATAATGAAATACGCATAAACGATCATTATCTAGTGGGATGTGTTTCTCTTTATTCTTGATTGCTTTTTTAACATTTGGCGGTAGCGTGTCCATGATATCACTTGGGATATCGCCGTCTAGAAACTTGTCAAAAAATGAACCAGCACTTAGGCTATAATTGAACTGACCCAAGAACAGGGATAGATTTCCTTGTTTCATTTCGACAGTGAGCGGGTTGAAGAAGTTATACCTCCAAGGTATTGTATTCTCTTTCATGTTAGGAATTTCGACTTTAATGTCATTAGCCAAAGACTTCATATACTTGGTTAGCTCTGGAGTTATTTTTGCAAAACTTCTGTAAGCAATAACATTTCCAGCTTTGTATAGATTATTTAAAAAGCGCTCTGATCTTTCTGGACCATTAACACTCTTGAACCATTGCTGATAAAATCTTTCTACACTCTTGTTTGGATGAACGATATTAATACCCTGAGAACCAAAGTCGCCCATCAAGTCAATAACGTTACGAATAATACCTACTTTGTCGTAGGCATCTAAACACATTTTAATGGCTCGCCTTTGCTGGGCAGGAACTTGCTCGTTAGGTCTAAATGCGTAATAATCTAACTGGTTAAATCCCGGCTTGACACTCTTGTTTGGTTCAACATCAATAAAAGTACGATATGTGCTACCAGAGGATTTAGTTAAGCCGGTATATGCTTGAACATTATCCGAGAATTGAGACATAGCAGCAGATTTACTTTTACTATCATCTGACCAAGTTATCATGTCTTTATTATCCATTTTAGCCCTCAATTAGATTGTAATTGGATTACCAATGTTTAATACACATCTTTCATGTTCTCTGAAAACCAGCTAGGTCCAGTGTACAGTTTTTCGTTCTCATACTTGGCTGTACCCTGTCTGCCGGTAGCAAATCCACCATAGAAATTGTATGCTTCTTGTTCTGGAGTTCTTTGTAAAACTCTCGCAGCCATATTCGCCATTAAAAGCGCAGAATATCGGTCTTTTCTCATCTTGCTCTTCCTGCCAGTTCCAACAATAACCTCTGGGGTATCCCAGCGATCTCGACCACTATTGGTCTGGGTCATTTGAATCATAGAAAGTTCATCTTTTAGTTCTTCAATATCCATGACGCACTCTTCTAAAGTATCAAACATTCTGTGCTTTACAGAGTCCTCTGAGCTAGACAATCCAATTGAGATAGAATCGAAAAATGGAAATACGAGAACTTTATCTTCAAAGTCTTTTCTCATGCCGTGATTAGCTTCTGCTAGCCATTCATATCTAGCAAATTGGCAGGCTTCTATAATATGTAACCCTCTTTCTCCGTCTGAATCTTTAGGCTTGTCATCATCAATAGTGGGCCATATTGGAAGTTCGCCAGCTTTAATCTTGTCATGATCATGTAGGGATTCTATAATAGCTATACCACCACCCTGCGCGTCGATAGCTATATGAATACAGGGATATAGTGCCATTAAATCCCTTATTTTCCGTGCGCAATAAGAATAGAAATCACTTTCTGATGAATATCCCTTCTTTACCTTTTCCTTGTGTTCAGATCTAGTCGTTGTCCAGCAATGAACAATGCGTCTATGATCGGCATTAACTTCTAATACTACAATACTGAAGTTGTCTACTTCGGAAGCGGGGTCAACGCCAAATATGTATCTTTTATTTGGATCGCCAATCAAGCTAGCTTCAAAATGGATATCGCTTCCCTTACTATCTTTTATAGTGTTAGATTGAGAAATAACACACGATTCAATTAATGATCGCTTAAAAAATCCTTGGCTATCTCTGGTAAAACATGCGCCGTATTCCATTTGATAAATACCGGTATGAACTGTGGCTTTTGATCTTGCTACTTGGTCAGCGTCCATAAAACCCTTTGGCAATAACTCGTATGGCATACGAATAATTGAATATTGCGTCCAATCAAAAGTATCTGGGTAATCTTCTCCACCAAAGACCTCACGTAGTTTAGCAGGATTGCCTTGGCTTTTGATAATAGCTTTCCACTTTTTCCAGTACGTAGCGAAGTGGTTAAAGTCATAGTAAGCCGTTCCAGATAATACAATTTGATTGTCTTTTTTCTCACCAATTTCTTCTCTTGGATCTTCTATAACTAAGCCTAGTTCTTCTGCTTTTTTCCGAGCAGCAAAACGTTTAACATTTTCTACTGGATCAGCACTAACTGCGGCAAAACCAGCAACGACGTTTTCAAAAATATCTCTAGGAATAGAAGCAAATTCGTCACTAATAATATCATTAGCTCTTTGACCTCTAATCTTTTGCCCATCGCCCAATGGTAAACATGTAATAGTACTTTCATTTAATCTCATAACACAGCGATCCGTATCTCTCCGTGGTCCACTGTCAGAGTCACACATATCTCTTAACATTGGTGAATTGCGCCATATAGTCTCCATGTATTCAAATAAAACTTTGGACTGTCTAAATGCAGCGCCTACTACAACAATCTTTCTACGGGGCAATATCAAGCCCCTGAGCATAGCGTAGAGAGATAACATGAAAGACTTGCCAAAGCCTCGACTAGCTATCAGCATGGGGAACTTGCGATTCCATACTTCGTTAAGAACTAGTGCCTGAGATGGTAGTAGCTGAACATTGAGGATGTGTTGGCATAAAAATGACATGTATTCTGGTCTTGTCATTAGCCAAGCAAGTTTTAGATGAAAATCATCTTCGCTAGGTTTTAGTATAGACATCGGATTAAAAATATCCGCTTCTATTGTGTCAAGACCTAACCAAGCTTCGTCTATCTTTTTAAGTTGGCTCATCCTATCTTATTCCAATCTGTCATTATAGCATCAGCAAACCCATAGTAAACAGCATCTTCTGCGCTTAAGTACCAGTCGCCAGATTTTAATTTTCTAATCAAAAATTGTCTAACTTGTGACTCTGTTGGTTTTTTATTGAACTTATCGTAAAAGAATTGCCCATCTATACATCTTTTTGCATAAATTTTAAACATAATATCTGCTGTTTTTTTTTCGTACTCAGCTTGACTCATCGCGCTTAAGTAATCTGTATTTATATCGCTAGAACCGTAGTGACTCATGAAATGAGAGTTGGGAGTCATATATCTGTAGTCAGCAGCTTGTAGTATAATACTACTCATAGACTCTGCTTGGCCGTATACTATAATATTAACATAAGAACGACACATCGCTATAGCATCAAAAATTGCCATACCATCAGACCATTCACCGCCAACGCTTTGCATGTGTATGATAATCGGATTATTATTTCTTAAGTCCAGTGCGCGTAAATTTTTAATGAACGTGTTGGACATTCTGTATTCAACGCCGGGATTTTGATTATCTTCTGTATGGTAATGGTTATGTAGGAAGATTTCTCTAGTATTTATATTAGCGCCATAGTCATGAAAGTCTTTCAGCAATTCTGGTTCCATGTTAGTCTTTCCTTCCAATTGTATACATTTCATTGATACGCTTGAGGATACTACTTACTGCGATAAAAGCGTTATATTTATTACCACAGAATAACACATGTACGTTGTTGTATATTTGAAATTCCATTAAGCATTTAAGCATATACTTGCCAGTAATCTTAACGGCTCCCTTATTTTTAATTGGTATTCTAGTTTCTTCTGGAAACTTAATTAGTTCATCTAATGAGAATTCTAGCACTATAAATTTGTGCGGAAACACTTCCATTCTTTCTATCTCATTTAGGAACGTATGCTTCTTAGATCCTAAGTTCATAGCCAACTCTTCTACGCAACCTTTTCTTTCGATACATATTTTATCTTCTAAACCCTTGATAGAGTAATCTCCAGTGTCTAGCTTTTCTTCTACCATACCAGCGCACGTATTGTATTGCTTAAAATAATAACCGTCTTGTTCTCTAGTGTCTTTCACTACTATGAAAGACGGTGCAGTTTTATAGCTCATTTATAATTTCTATAAATAGGGGTTCGTAGTGGTGTTCTTTACCTTTTATAGAATCATGACAATTCTTACATAAGGTAATTCCATTGGACGGTTCGTATCTTAAAGCGGAAGCACTAGCCCATCTTCGTATGTGATGAACTTGTAGTCTGGTCTTTGATTCGCATCCCGGCATTCTACACTTTCTTCCATCTCTTTTAAGTATTTTTAATCTCCAATCTTTATACGCTGGATCGTCGTAGTTGCGTTTCATAGTGAGTATATCTTATCTATTCTAGCTTCTTTACGTATTTTTCTACAAATAATTCTGGTATTGATAGAACAATCTTGATCTAATAGTATTTTAATTAGTCCATTTATTACGTCTATGCATACCATATCTGGGTCTGTTGCTGTAACGAATATAGTAGGGAATGGGCTTCCATATCCTTTTAGGTTAAACTTTCGAATTAATGGGTAAATGTTAGAAATGTCTAACATCACTCTGTAGTTTTTCATGTGTTTTGTCATCTAGCATTAATGACACTAATTGTTCTAGGTTACATCTTGCTTCCCATCCAAGCTTATTTTTAGCCTTGGACGCATCTCCGCGAAGATAATCTACCTCTGCTGGTCTATAAAACTCTGGGTCAATAACTACGTAATTTGACCAATCATATATTCCAGTTTGCTGAAATGCGTAATTTAAAAATTCTCTAATAGTGTGGGATTTACCGGTACAAATAACATAGTCATCTGGCTCATCCTGTTGAAGTATTAGCCACATAGCTTCTACATAATCTCCAGCATATCCCCAATCTCTATATGCATCTAGATTACCAAGTCTTAATTTTGGGAAGGATGATGAGTTTTGAGAATATTGTATATCATCTTCACTGAACGTTAAATAGTCTTTATTATAATTGTGCGACTCTAGCCAATTAATAAATGAGATTATCCAGTTAGTAATTTTTTTAGTAACGAAATTATCTCCACGCCTTGGACCCTCATGGTTAAATAAAATACCGGCACTAGCATGTAAACCATAAGCCTCACGATACAGTCTTACAGAATAGTGGGCGGCACATTTTGATATAGCATATGGAGATTGTGGCAAAAATTTTGTGTTCTCATCTTGATATTTTTCACCAAATTCGTTAACAGTAAAACTAGACCCAAACATTTCGCTAGAGGAAGCTTGGTAAAATCTAGGTGAAAACATCTTAAGGTCAACTAAAGCTTGTAGAATATTCATACACCCCTTACCAGTTATGTCCCAAGTAAGCGCGGGTTGCTTAAAAGAGGTTGCTACATGCGATTGTGCTGCTAGATTATAGACTTCATCTACATCGCCGTAATTACTTAAGATATTAAGTACACTACTAACATCAGTGATATCTCCTTCGATCAGATTGAACCTATTATCGTCTTTAAGATGTTTTAATCTCTCGGTTGTATCTACGCTGCATCGCCTTGATACACCAAGAACATTATAATTCTTCGATAGTAAAAGATCTGCGAGATGGCTTCCGTCCTGTCCAGTTACTCCAAAAATTAGCGCATTTTTCATGTTTTTTTCCTTAATATAGCAACCCAAAGACCATTCCACCAATTTTCTACATCACCATTATTATTTGATGGTAAATCCCACTCTTGAACAATAGTAAGATTTTGTTCTTGTATAGCTCTAAATGTTCCTTGTTTAACTTCTGCCCAATTCCAATCATCACAAATATAAATAAACTCATCATCTAAATTGTCGTAGAGATATGCTAGAGCTTGGTAATGACTTTCTTTAGAATGATCACCGTCATAGAAATAAATATTGAATTTTTTTGAAGCTAATTTTTCTTTTGATGCGAACGAATCTGAATTAATAAATTCATATTTTGTAACCACATCATTTAAATTATTTAGGAATGTCTCTTCGCTTCCTTGAAACCCAGAAAAATTATCAATTGCAACGGCGCAGTCTGGAGAATTACCGTATAGGGCAGAGTAAAAAGTAGAGCCTTGCCAAACGCCAATTTCTAAATATCTTGAGTTGGGCATCTCAAGTAATTTATTAAGAAAAATTCGAACTTTAAAACTAGACATTCCTCTCATGAGTTTAGCTTTACTATTAAGCTTAGTCATTCTATTATTAGAGCATTCTATTGCTGATTGAATATATTTTAACAAGTTGTTCTCCTTATTCTTTAATCGTATCTGGAGTTAAAAATGGCTGATCAATAGTCCCGTCTTCGTATTGATGGAACGCACTTAAGCGTTCGCCCTCTTTCTTCATCGCCAGCCTCATCTTCTCCATCTCTATACCATACTTCTTCATAGTGTCGGGATCTTGCATTAGGTGAGCTACCCATGAAACAAAGCTTTGTTTGCTATCTTCAAGACGCTTGATGCGCTGCTCTCTGGTTCCCTTCATCTCGCGTAACATGGAAGCTTTTTTGCTTTGTAGCTCACGATAATCCCGATTTAAACTTTCTTGGCTGGCTCGCAGTGCTGCTATCTGTCGCTCTAGATTTAAAATATAATCTTGGTCGCGGTCTGCTTTATCTACGGCCCGCTCTTCTTTTACCATCTTCTCAAAAACACTCATATCAGTAATATTATCTTTGTTAGACTTAAGGCAGCGGTTCATTAATAGTTCTAACTTTATAACGTCTACCACCTGTAGTTCTTCTGTTGGAAATACGTCATCTTTAAACTGGGCGATAATACGGCTCCAGTGATATTTAAATAGTTCCAACTCTTCATCTGTAAATTGCCCGCTGAGTTCATGATAATAGGGGCGATCTTCAAGTGAGAAAGCCGCCGCCTCTTCGCCCGATATACCTACACGAAACTTTCGCTTCACGAAGTTATCAATAGATTCAACATCGCGGTCTAATCTTTTCGCAATGTCTTCGACAGTCAGACTGTCAATAAGACGCGCTATTGTGCGCTCCTCTTCTTTGCTTATTCTACCTTTCTTCATAGCCATACTCCGCTAGTAATTCTTTTATTTTTTCTATAATGTTGTTTCGCGTTTTCTTGGGCACATACACATCGCTAATAATTTTGAGGTAGTCGGCCCGATACTCTGAAGGAAGATGTTTATCGATAATCTTTTGCATGGCCCGCGCATCTATACTAACATCACAGTTAGTTTCGCCGTCTATAATACTATCAGCATCGTTTAGGCTCTTTGGCACCAATACCTTCTTCTTGTCTTGCTCATCCTTTGTATGAAAATTATCACGAACGAAATTCTTTAAACGGTTACTAAGGTGGACTGATAGGAAGTTTTCTAGGGGGCGACTTTCATCATAACGTTCAAGGGCATCCATACATATAATAAACGCCTCTTGTTTTATATCATCAACTTCGTAGCCGGTGAATGTATACTTAGGGGCGATTCTATTTACGACAGTATGGATTTGGTGGATTACTTCTTCTCTACTTAAGTTCTTTGGTATCTTCATTCGTCTTCAAACCTCCATTGCAACACTCTATATTTTTCACCATCATAATACTTAAGGTTTTTGCCATCGAACGATAGAGCGCCTTTTTTGGCAAGGGGCTTGTCTGTAATATTAAGTTGCAAGCTTTCTGTAGATATACGCTTTGCGTCAAGCTTAGACGCATTAAGAGATAGTTGGTTAGCGTAGGTGACTATAGTGTTTAGTATAAGATTGATTAGCTCTTTACTGTTAAAAATGGAGCTAAACGGGATAGACTGAACATTATCGTCAAGTCTTCCTAAGAAAGAATTTTCAGATAGGGCGACGGGGTGGGGAACAAAAGGGGCGATAGATGTAACAATAGTGTGCGGGTCGCATAGAGCTTCATTAAACATCTTAGGGATGTATGATGAAAGTATTAGCTCATCACCTTTGTTAACAGCAAATAACTGCGGCCCGTTAGAAGATGGATACGCAGGGTCAGATTCAGTGCCGTGATACAGTGGGCGAAATCTTTTTAAGATATTCCCATCAAGATACCCTATGCCAACTTCGTATTGAACTAGGGTTTTACCGTTTATTTGTTCTAATCGATAGTAGAATTTAGAATCTTTGCTAAAAACTTTTGAGAAAGTATTATCGGGACCATAAAAAGAGTACGGGCCTAATAATCTAATATCATAAGAGTTTGGTATGGATTCGCAATTTTCAACCGCTGGAACCGTGCTGGTCTGTAGATTCATCTTCCTTGTCTTCTTCCTTCTTAATAAGGTTATCTATTGGAAGATCGGGCTTGGATAAATCTGCTAAGACGGATTCATTAAGCGCGGCTGTTGCCCTGCAATCCAATTGTGTTTCGATTGATGTCTTTGTAGTCATATTATAGTCTCCTCTGTTTATTATACACACATAAAGTAATAAATTACAGAAGCAAGTGGGAGCAATTTGGGGCGATGGGGGAGGATTGGGTAATACATTAGGTTTATTATTTCCTATTGTTTATGAACCACCCCACGATTTTTCGCAGTTTGCCCAGTTTAACATTTATAAGATAAAACCCCCACCACCTACCTAAGTATATATCTGGCAATAGTTTAGGTTTGATATACCCCGCCAAATTCGTCGTAAGTCTATATGCCCCAACACTTTACGTCAAATTGGAACGCATCTTATGTGCAATTCACTAGAGAAAAAGAATATTTTATTTGGCATAGAAATATATTTAGAAAAATCCAAAGATTTTGCTTGCAATTGTCGATATCTACTGTATAATGGAAGTATAAGAGAAAAGAAGAAAAGAAAGAAAGAAAAGGATAAGAAAATGGAAACGATCAAAATCACAAACAATACTTCAGCAGTCGTAAACAATGGGAAAGTGATCTACCTGATTCAAAATGGAATCAAGACTCAAGATCCTCTCAAGGTAAGATATTTTCAGAGAATGATCTAAAGACTTGACAAGCAAACGCCGATACTATATAATACAGAGACAAGAGAAAAGGAAAAGGAATAGAAAAATGAAAACGTTTTACTTCTTCAGTTTTGATGATCACAAGTTTATCGGTCAAGCAGACGCATCCGATTGGATGACAGCCCGAAAGATTGTTGCAGATGCAACGGGCTTTCCGATAAATGATCTTCTTCCATATAGCTCAAAAAATATTTGGCAATTCTAATCTAAGGGCTTGACAGGATATAGCCGATACTATATAATACAAGTACAAGGAGAATGATGATGGAAAAGAAGATGTGTGTGCATAATGTATAGGTATCTGCCCGATGGTTATGTAGATTACGCCACATACAATATCAAAGAAGTTTTACAGTTTCTTCAACAATTACTAGGAATTATTAACGAAAGCTGGTAAACAAAATGACACACTACGAAGCTACTCAGATGGTATATGGTAAGACTAAGCGTACTAGTCGTAAGGTGGGTAACAATACATATGCAGAGATATTGCCCGATGGTAGCGTAGGCATCACGCTACATAGCACAATGGTTGTACGTATTCATCCAGATAACAGTGCCACACTCAATACAGGTGGATGGTATAGCAGTACCACTAAGGATAGGATGAACAAGTATTCACCTGTACGTGTGTACCAGTGTAAGGGCGAATGGTATCTCAACAATGATGATAACACGCCATATGAGGATGGTATGACCGTAGCGGATATGAACCTCATATACTAGACGTAAACCCTTGGTACGTAAGGACTTAGGGCGAGCGGGCCGGGGCCGATTTGATGTAAGTCCTTATCTGACATATACTTACGTCGTGTATTTCCCTATATAATCGGGTAGCGCAGCGTATGGCATAGGAGTTGCATATAGCAAATGGTGTGCCAAAACGATGATTTCTGAGCGTTTGGAATGTCAAAATCTCTTGACAATATTCTTGGAATTTTTCCCTTGCAATCTAATGCGGGGGCTGTATAATGTCGATATAAGAGAAAAGAAGAAAAAGAAAAGGATAAGAAAATGGAAAAGACAGTGTTTTACGTTTCGGATTGCTGCAATGTTGAAAGCAACAAGGATTATGAGATTTGCTCACAGTGTGGTGAACACTGCGAAATCGTGACAGACGATAGCTTGGAAATGGATTATATTCCCGGTCTGGACGATGGTGAGTGGGAATCCGATGAGGATTGCTGTGGTGAAGAAGATTTTGCCTAAGCCTTGACAACATAAAAAGCCGATGATATAATGTAGAGAAGAACGAAGAACACTAACTAAGAGAATAAAAATGAGAATGATCGAATATCCTTTCGTGTGGGTCATGGGCGTTTTTCTGACAGCTATGGAAACGGTGTGCGAAGTGTGGCAGCGTTTTGCAGAATATGAGCAGATGAAGAAGCGTGGATTTATCCTTATGACGAGTGATGAGGGTGAGGAGTTTTGGGTAGGATACGGCGACTAACTAAGAGGTATACGGATGTACAATTTTGATTTCATAAGCGTTGTAACGGGCTATATTCTGGGCGTTTTCCTATGCTGGACAACTGTTCAGACAATCTATCTACAGGATAAAGATGAAGACTAAACTAGTCGTAAACCCTTGTCAGATATAGACTTACGACGAGGCGGGCGGGCGTTTTTTGCCCTAAGTCCTTTAGTACCAACACTTTACGACAAATCTCTGAAAACTTTCTATATTGAAAGATTTAAGGCTTGACACCTAGAAATCCGATATGTATAATATAGAAAAGAAAGAAAGAGAGAATGAAAATGATAGGATTTTTTGATTTCGATATGACAAGCGCAGTTACCAAAGGAAAAGAAACTCCTAGTCTGAGTCAATTCAGAAATGTTGAATTTGCAACTCAAGACATTCTTAATGCAAAACCTACAAAACTTGTTCAAAGAATGAAGAAGTATAATCAAGTATACATTCTTACAGCTAGGTCTTCTGGTTGTGGAAAAATGAGAAAAGCTATTAAAAATTACTTTATGAAGAATGGACTATACATTCCAAATAAGAACATTCTAATGGTTGGAGATTATATGCAGGATAAGAAAACTGCTGAAAAGAAAGCGATTGTGCTAAATAGATTTACTAGTATAAATAAGCAAGTCGTACATTTTTGGGATGACGATTCCGATAACGTAGAATACGCAAAGTCGGTAAAATTAGTAAAAGCTTTCCAAGTTTAAGTCGTAAACCATTGTAGAATAAGGACTTAGAACAAGTTGGGCGGGCCGCATCTAATATAAGTCTTTATGTAGCAACACTTTACGTTCACTGACTACGCAAACGGTGTGCCAGTAGAGAGGAAAATCATGTGTTGTTTTGTCAAAATCTCTTGACACAAAAATCTCTAGATTTCGCTTGCAAGTTCAAGAATCTCTGGTATAATGTCGATATAAGAGTAAGAGAGAAAGAAAAGAGAAAGAAAATGAAAACCAAGTTCCCGATGATCGAAAAAGCCAAACGTCAAGCTCGCCTCTGTTTTCTGGGAATTGCACTTCCCACGGTTGTCAAGAGCATTGACGGAGAAATGGTGCAAGTTGAAAAGGTAATCAAGTTCAACCGTACCGCTCTCAAAAATATGGGAAAGAGCAAAACTGAAAACGTCGATCCCCGATTTATCGGTGGTGATGATAATATGATCGTCAAGGTGGGAAAGCCCGGTTCCCGCGAACGTGTTGAAGAATTGGCAAAGCAATACAGTGTTGCTACTCGTCACGAAATCTCCCCCTTTAAGGATTGAATATGGACAACCTAACTTTCCGCGATGTTGCTAAAATGGCCCGCGAAAATGATTTGACAGTCTTGGTAAGAGATGGTAAATATGTGTTGTGCGATGAGCATCTACAAACTCTGGTCACAACTAATAGTTTGCGACAGGTAGTGTGGTATATCAACAACTGTGAAATCCTTGGAATCATAAAGGTCTAACTATGTATAACGGATGTGCGAATTATCAAACGTGGAATGTTCAATTGTGGATAGCCAACGATGAGGGGCTTTATAACTTTGCGAAAGGTTGTAGCGACTATGCAGAATTCGTAGAAGGTATGAGAGAGGATGGATGCCTTGAGACTGCGGATAGCGTAGCTTGGAACGATAGCGGAATTGATATGGGCGAGTTGAAAGAATTTTGGGATGAGAATTTTTCTAAAGTTTAGGCTTGACAAACGCCGATATATACTGTAGAATGGTGTAAGAGTTTTTAATAGCAAAAGAGGTATTTTAGTATGAGCGATTTGATTGTGTTGGGTGTTGTTATTGTTTGTTTGTTTTGTCTTCTTATGTATGGCGTATACCGTGGAGTATATAGCCCGCTGAGTTGTGCATATCTTGGGGAAGTTTATAATTTCCACTATCTTCAGCCTCTCACGGGAGAGTATGAAAGATTTCTCGCTAAGGTAATTAGCAAACGGGATATGAAAGATCAGATTGCAAAGTTGAACGCGGAAAGCGACTATCGTAGATATGATAGCGAGTTCCAACGTACTAACACGCTAGTTACTTGCCAGTTATCAAATGGTGAGATTCGCAATTTCTATGCGGAAAGAGTGCGAGATTGCTACCGTTCGATTTTCGGTAGACTTTTGTACAGTACGGGCATGGCCTGTATGTTTTAAGAAGTAGCCAAAAGTAGCCGTAAACCCTTGTCACCAAAGGACTTACGGCGAATTTGGCCCGCCCCGCGAGTCGTAAACCCTTATGTGGCAACGACTTACGACGAGTATTGAGGCAAAAGCTGTGCCAAAAATATTTTAAAAATTCTCTATAGATTATGCTTGACAAATGCCGATCTATTCTATATAATGAATCACACAAGGAGAAAAGAGATGAAAACGAGTTTTCAAAAGTCGGTTGAGCGTATGGATCGGGAAGTCAAGGTTGCGGTCAATCGTGTGGAGTTTCTGAAAAAACTCTATGCGGAAATGCAAGAAAAAAAATCTCAAGTATCCTCTTGACAAATGACGATCTAAGATATATAATCAAAACATAGCAAGTAACCCAAAGGAAAGAATCATGAACGACTTCGAAGCAATCAATGATCTCTTGAACGAAATGGCCGATCAGGGCATGGTCGAGCCGATTGACGATCCTTCAATCAATGTGGATTTTTGGGATTGGGCCGATGTGGTGGGTGTGGTTGACGATTTCATTCCAGAGGAGTACACTGTATGATAGGTGCAGCAGTTTTTATTGTGGCCTACGTTGGCCTTTTCTTTCTCGCAACTTCAATTGAGGACTAATAATATGAGCCACCCTGACCCGTTGTTCGATGCCGATAACGCTTATGACGATGATGATATGTCGCTCGTTGGTGATGAAGATGATTCCAACTATGACGATTATCACGATTACCATGATGATAGCATGGATGGTGATCATGATTCCGCGATGACTTCCATCGGATGGGGAACGGATGAAGATTATGGACACTTTTGCGACGATGAGGCTTACGGTTTTTATGGTGATGATTACGACTATATTGGAGATGATTTTTGATGGAAAAGATGACTAAAGAAGAAAAGCGCATAGAAGAATATAACCGTTTTATGGATGAGTGGGAGAAACGTCCCACCAATCGTGAGTTGTATGGTAACAATTGTTATCGTCCAGATGAAGTAGCGTTGACCGATGAAGAATATGAAATGTTTGGTTAAGGAATAAAAATGAATACTGGGTATCAAAAATTTGTAGAGTTTAACAACGGTTATACCGCGAGCATTGTATCTAATGATATGAGCTATGGTAGTGATCGTGGACTATTTGAGATTGCTATCCTTTACAATGATAACATTGTATATGATACAGATATCGCCCACGGTGTAGTCGGTTTTCTTGATTTTCAAGATGTAGCAGACACACTCAAGAAAATTGAGCAACTTCCTAAACGCTAGACGTAAACCCTTGTGAATAAAGGACTTACGACGCGGCGGGCGGGGAAAATTTGTCCTAAGTCCTTACGTAGCATATACTTACGACGAGTTTTTGATTAAAGAAAAGGGTTGACAGGGTACGATAAGTATGGTAGACTCAGTATACACAGGAGGATTTTCTATGAGCGAGTATGTAGAAGATAGAGAATATATACAACCTGAGCAAGATACGATAGACTTTCTGGTTTACGCAGAATACGTAGCTTACCAACTTAAGCTGATTAGTAAAGATATGCAAGATGCACAATCTGGGTAATCTAGGGGGTTTGGATAAAGCGGGGGAGTCTTTGCCAATCTAAACCGGTCATATGCTTTTTGGCATAGTCAGTCAAAAAGCCTAAAGTTTGGGTATTGACAGGTCGATAAATATATAGTAGAATGGTCTAACTAAGGAGAACTTTGTATGAAGAATGTTCATGTGCATGATATCCTGTCAGAAGATGGTGTCGCCCTTCAAGATCTAATTATCCCTATGGATATTGGATACGAGTGGATGGACGTTTTTGAGAAGGTTCAAGGGGCATACCTTAACAATGTAGAGAGCTATAGCTATAGTGAGATTTGACGGTTCGGGCCATTAGCTCAGTTGGTAGAGCAAGGAGCTTTTAACTCTTTGGTCGTAGGTTCAAGTCCTACATGGCCCATTGGTGTATAATAGAATAACGATTTAGGAGATGATTTATGTGGCGTGACGAATTCTTCACTCATAATGGATATTCTTGCAGAATTGAGCATGAGTATGAGGAAGATAATGTCAAGGCTTGGCATATAGTTATTGGCAAGGATGGCAAGGAAATGACAGCAGACATTACGCCATATGATAGTTCGCCAGAAACATTAAAACTATGGATTGATGCTGGTATGCCAAAACGTATTGGACGCTGCCCACTACACCGTGAAGATTTGGAGAAGATCATCAATGAACGAGCCTAATGTCTATTATATCTATAACGAATACGTATTGGGCGAAGTAGATTATTATGAAGATATCTACGAAGAAATTATTGAGTATGATGATAGCTCTGAATGGTATAATGTAGAAGATGACGGGGAGTAGAGGAGTTTAGCCGTCCTCGCTAGCCTCATAAGCTAGAGATCATGGGTGCGAATCCCATCTCCCCTATTCGGAGGCTGATGTTTGAGTTGCGATGGTTGCCCGCATAGTATAATGGTATTACAGTTGATTTGTAATCATCGGACGGGGGTTCGATTCCCTCTGTGGGCTTTTGATCCGAGGTGGTGAAACGGTATCACGACTGACTTTGGATCAGTTTTTCTACGTTCAAATCGTAGTCTCGGAACCTATTGGATAGTAGCACAACGGTAGTTGCAAGCGGCTGTTAACCGCTAGGTTGTAGGTTCGAATCCTACCTATCCAGCTTTGGCCCCATTGTATAACGGCTAGTACGCCACCCTTTCACGGTGGAGATCGGAGTTCGATTCTCCGTGGGGTCATTTGATGTAAGTCTATATTCTATAAGTGTTTAGGACAAGCGGGGCGGGCCGCGTTTTTCATAAGTCCTTATCTACCAACACTTTACGTTCAATCTCCATAGCAAATATCATGCCAGAGATTTTTCTAAAGATTTCTGTTGACAAGGCCGATAACTATGGTATGATGAGTGGACACAAGGGAGAAAAGTATGAAAACTGCTGATGGTAATGACAAGTTGGGTAAGGGTTGCATTGTGGTTTCGCGTCCCGTTGGCGATACTTGCCCACCAGATTGCGACTATCTTGGAAATGGCTGCTATGCCGAAGCGACTGAGAATCAGTATAAGAATGCTCGCACTGCTGGTTTTGCAAACGTTGTAACCGAGAAGAATAAAATTCGTGCGATGATTCTTGACGCAAAGCGTCGTGAGAAGTCTATTCGCTGGCACGAACGTGGTGATTGGTTTCTGAACGGTGAGCTAGACTTGGATTATGTTGCAAACGTGACATGGGCTTGTGAGAGTATTCTGGCCGATGGCGATACTTTGCCCGATATGTGGTTTTATACTCATATCTACGATGCTAGGCTGGTAAGTCTGGAAAAGTATATGAATGTATATGCTAGTGTGCATGACGATAATGATATGGGCGAAGCGTTGGCACAAGGTTTCAAGTTGTTTGCATGGTGCGATAGTGACATGAAGATTGCTCCCAAGCGTCCCAAGAGCAAAGTCAAGGCCGAAGCGTGGAGAAAAGAACTTCCTAAGATGGTAATTCTAAATGCCACAAAGTTCGTGGTATGCCCAGAAATCCGTCGTGGTCGCTCAGAAATCACTTGCACTGGCACCAAAGATAGTATATCATGTGACTTGTGTGTTCGCGGTTTAGCTAATGTTTTGTTTCCAGCCCATTGAAAGGATATAGAAATGACGATTGTTGGTCAGTATGAAAATGCGGGGTCTACTAGTGCTTTCTATGTTATAGACAAGAAACGTGGCTTCAAAGAGTTCATCGGTAAGTATGAAGCAGAGTATGCCCACAGTGTTCAATCTAAACTAGAAGATTACAACATGGCCCCGTATGTATTGAGCCAAGTTGGTAAAATTCGTAATAGTAATGGCGAACTTTCTGGTTGGGGATATATCACAGAGATTGCAGAAACTATTGGTTGCGGTGGTAATAGTTGTAGCTGCGGTGATTGTGGCGATGATCTAGAGTTTTCATATGATAATCAGATTGGTAATCTCGCCTATAGGATGATGAATAAGGCCGGTATAGAGTTTATGGATTGCCATATCGGTAATGTTGGTTTTGTGCGACGTAAGGGAAGGCGGGTCATGGTATGTATAGACTTTGGTACAGAGAGTGTGTGTGACGAAGATTGTAGTATTGACCCATATGATGATGACGATTGCAATTGCACGATTTGTCAATAACAAAGGGAATCAAATGAGTAAGTATTATATTCAGTGTGGAAGTCTACAACTTATCTATAGCACCAACAAATCAGAGAGTGAAGCAGCAGCACAAGTATTGTGGGAAACTAATGAACATGATGTATTAGATGAATATTTCTATGTAGATGAGCGTGGATATAGAGATTATAAAACTGCGGATAAAAATACTCAGGTTATTCCTACGGAAGTAATTGTAAAACTAGCAAATTGGGAGATAGAATGACGTAAACCCTTGTCGCTATTAGACTTATGGCGAACGGGGCCGGGGATTTTTGACGTAAACCCTTACCAGATAAAGACTTACAACAATTTTTCAGAAAGCCTAAAGTTCATTGGGGTAGAGTGTCGATAACCTATATATGGACAGGAAGTGTGTAAAAAGGAGTGGAGAGATGATTCAGTGGATTGGCGTGTTCATTACCCTAGTTGGTTTGGCTTATACGGGACTCAAAGATTACCAAAAAGGTGATATTAAATTTCCCCAAATGCCCCAAAAAATGGTCTTGACAAAAGTGACCTATCCGGTACAATATTGTTTAATGGCTTACGATCCGAATGTCGATAAAGTCTTTTACCTACATGAGAATGGACAATGGCATGACTATGCACCACAACAGCGAAGATATGAATCCACGCCGCAACGTAATCAAGCTCAAGGTCAAGAAGCCTTGGGAAGTGGCTACGGGGCATCGGGAGCATCGGGATACGGTTATGGACAACCGCCCCAAGCGTCAGCGAACACGAAAAGATATTGAAAAGGGGTGGCGAGATGAGTACAATATGTAGTGAGTGTGGCAGTCACAATATAGGATACGATGCTTGGGTAAACCAAGATGGTGAAGTTGTTGGTGGGCCATATGATAATGCTATGTGTATGGATTGTGAAAGTTCAACCGTTGTAGAAGAGCGAGATGTATAATGCCATATATTGATGAAACAAGCCGCAAGATATTAGACCGATCTATAGATGATCTTGCTAACATAATTACTAATAATAGTGAGCTTAATAATGAAGATGTAATATCAGTATTGGGCGATCTTAATTACTGTATGACTAGGCTAATTGGGCAAGTGATGGGAAGTACGTCTTATGCAAAGATTGCAATGATCACGGGTGTTGTTGAGAATGTAAAACAAGAATTCTACCGCCGAGTAGCCGTACCTTACGAAGAAGAGAAGATTGTTCAGAACGGGGATATCAAAGAATATAAAAATCGACACTTGACAGGAAAGAATCGTTTGGTATAATGTAGAGACAAGCAGATGAGGGCCGCTGGCAGAATGATATCAAAGAAGCCACGGTTAAATGCAAGGCCGAGTATGGCATAACCCAATCTGTTTACAATACAACGGAACTGAAAGAACTCGCCAAGAGACCCAACGGTCACACTGGGAGAGAATGAGAGAAAGGAGCTTTAGTTCCAAAAAACTCGTGGGTCCATGCCTTGGACTAGGTTGGGATAGCCTATTACGATAAAGCGGCTATGGATAATGTCTGTAGTTGTTTGCCAACGGGGCTGTACGTTGGATAGTAGTACCAATCTATGG